GACCTAACGTGATCAATTACACCAGCTATAACTAATACTAATGCTCTACCTTTACCACCCATAGCCAAGAATCCTATAATACCTATACTAGCTATAGGTTGTGGCAAACCTCTTACAAAGTTTACAAGATTCGCTATTGCTCCTCCTAAAAAATTAAAAACACCACTAAATTGATCTATAACACTAGCACCAAATAATAATACTCTGGCTGTTACACTCACTATGGTTTGTCCTACTTTTTCTGCAAATTTTTCTATACTTCCAAAATTATCATTCATACTTTTTACAGTTTGTTGAGCAACTGTTTTTAATGCCACAAAGGGAGATGAATCCATAACTGCTACTTGAAATCTAGTAAATCCATCACTAATCATTGAGATTGTTCCATCAAAGGTTTTAGCCATTTCATCACTAGCACCAACTACAGATAATGTACCTTCTCTAAATGCTTTTATAATATGTTCTTTAGATTTCTCTGCACTCATTTGAACACCAGCTTCAAAACCTAATAAGGCTCTTACACCTCTTTCTCTAAATAAATCAGCAGAGTTAATACCAGAAGAGAAAGTTCTTTGTATTTGTTCAGCAGTAGTTTGAAAATCTAAACCAGATGCAGATGCTATATCACCAGTAATTTTTAATAATTCGTTTAATTCTTCAGCATCTTTAGAAACCACCGATAGATTTGCCGAACCTCTTTGAATTTCTGAAAGAGTAAAAGGAACTTGACTAGCAAACTTAATTAAACCTTTAAATGCTTTCTCACCCTCTTTTGCATCTGCAAATAAAAATTTAAATCGTACTCTAAGGTTTTCTACTTCTCTTGCAGTATCTAGGAAACCTTTAGCAACAAAACCAGCACCTAAACCTAGTAAGGCATTGCGTAAATTAAAAACAGAATCTTTTACTCTGTTTATCCCTTTAGTAGCAGATTGCATAGCTTGACGTGTCTTGTCTTTAGCTATGATGTCTATATTAACTTGTTTAGTTGCCACTTATCGCCTTGCCCTTTCTAATCGTTCTTGTCTTTCTCTTTCTTCATTTTGAATTTCAAAGTATGCTACCCACAAGTAAAATTCATCAACTGACATTTCTAAAATTTCGGCGACTGTTTTATGTAGTTTTTCTGCTAACCCAAAGATATTATGTAACTCAACATTATTTTTTAGTTTTTTTTATTGTCCTCTAAATCTTTGTTATCAGTACCCATTATTTTTGTGGAAACTTCAGCTATAATATTTGTGTCTGCTTTTGTCTTAAAACCTAATACATCTTGAGCAGTAAACATTTTTTTACCATCTTTTGTTAAAGATTTTTCTATAATAACATCAATCAAAACTAATAAGTCTGTGTTACTAGCACCTTTAAAAATCTTTTGCTTTTCCATCATATTAAATGGTTTACAATGAATAGCTTTATCGCCAACTAATCCCCACTCTGGCACTTCAATAATTTTAGTATCTAATGCACTAAAATGATCTCTTATGCCATCAAAATAATCAATTTTATTATCAGTCATACTATATTACTGTTTACACAGTACCTATAGTTAATCCACCAGTTCCCTGAATTGATACAGTTCTAGTTGTTACACCATCAAGAGTAACACCTACTGACATTCCAGTTACAATACCAGTTCCAGAAAATTTTCTATCGCCAGATTCATTTCCCTCTGGTAAAAATGCAAATGTTAATTCTGCACCTTGTACTAAAGTAGTTTGTCCACTATCAGTTTCATCAAAGTTCATATCTATACTAGCAGTATATGTACCTCTACCAACTAAAAATGATTTCATTGAATCACCTAATGCAGTATCTTCTACTGTATCGTGTGTAGTGTCTACTGTAAATCCAGTTGCATTGCCTAGAGTTGTTCCTCCTATTGTTACAACTCCTTCTTTTCCATGATGTGTTGCCATTTAAACCTCCTTTATTTTATGTGGCTATTTTTTTTTCTCTTCTTGTTTTATCACTTTTTCAGTTTTTTGAACAACTTTTTTTTTACCTTCTAAAGTATATCCAGCTTTTTCAAAATGCTCTACATAATCCTCTGAACATTTAATAACATCTTCGCCTTTTTTCATAGTTACTTGTTTTGCCATTATGCACTCCCTCTTGTAAATTCATAAATTACTCTAGCAGTTATTCTTACACCACCATAAGGGTATATAGTTCCCTCATCTGTTGATGCTTCAACAATCTGTGTATCTAAAGCA